AGCATCTTCTACCATGAGCAAGATGGTCTGGTTTCTTGACCTTCTTTCCTTCGTAGCTATCTCATCTACTTGTTCAACGAGTGAAACAGGCATGATTAGTGAGAAGCCTTTTTGTTTGGTTTTTTGTTTGGTTTTTTGTGGTTTGTTTTGATTCATAAGTAAACCATAAACCAATATAGTTTACTTGTCAACCATAATAAACTAAAAAAAACTATATTAAACTAATGTTATATATTGGTATTATCAACCAGAACGGTTGCACCAGATTGAACATATACTGTACTCAATTCTGTACACAACAAATCATGCTAAAGAAAACCCTCCCAAGATAGGGAGGGAATTATTCAACTGATCAGGTAAACAATTAAAATTGCCATTGAATTCCTGTTGAGAATTTTAGATCCTCTAATTTTGGAATTTCAATTTTCCAAGAACTCGGATTCCATTCAGTTCCAAATAGAAATCCCCATTTATTGTAAGTAACGCCAGCCTCAGCAGTCACACCAACGTCTCCACTGGACGGATTCCATGTTGTTCCGCCACCGACAATTCCACCCCAAACATTATTGTTATCAACCAATGCCTCAGTTACTATTGAGAGATCAATCTGCTTCTCCTTCGAGTCCACGCTTGAGATTTTCCATAATGCCTTCAATTCGTTCAGCTCGCTCTTGGAGTCGTTCAGCGAGTTCGAGAGTGCTTTGATTGTCGTCCGTGAGTTTGACAGCTTCGTCACTAGCAGAGTCGAGTCCTCGCTCTGTGCCTGCAAGAGCATCTCCAATTCCGTTATGTATTGCTTCTGAGACAGGATCTGTTCGCTCTTCAATGCTAACTCTGTCTTGAGTTCTGTTTCGTTTTGTGGCTCGCCTGTAAGCCAGGTAGGCCAAGCTGCTAGCTGTGACAAAACCAAAACCGAAATAGTTAAGAAAACGCTTAATCTTTTCCACATCATTCAGTTTCCCTTCCATTGACTAAATCAATGATGTAATCTCTCGCTTGTGCAACGAGATTTATATCGACACCCTCTTTCTCTGCCTGTTCATACGTGTATATTTCTTCGCCAACTTGAATTAGAGGCTGAGAAAAGTCCAAATCGCCCAAATAGGAATTGCCAATAAGATGGAACCGTAGATTAGAGCCAAGATAACGGATGGCGTCTTCTTTCGTTGCTTTTGATATCTTTGTTTGCCATCTCTTCCATTTCTTCTGTTCTCTCGCTTCGTATTTTTCAGCTTTGGTTCCTTGTTGCTCATCTTCTCCTTGTATTGATAGTCGATAGGGTAGAGCCATCCAAATCCCCCCCAGACCAGCAGAAAGAAAGGTGGCAGTTAAACGCACAGCCATCTCCTGAGTAGTTGACGATTCTGATGTCCACAACCACGCCATGACAGCTCCACTTATAATTGCAAAGCCTGCGAAATATTCCCACGTGAGGAGTTCTTTTGCAGTTAAGGCTTTTCGCCAAAAATCTTCAATTAAAAGAGTCATTACCATCGTTGCTATAACGAGGGTCATACCATCAATCAATACAGATTTTGGCAAACCAACAAGCCAGCTTCCTATCAGCACTAGAGTGACAGCGAGGATTACTGTGAATAAATTCTTTTTGAAACTCATCATTGTTTCTTTTTCCTCCCATATCCTTTTTTATACAGCCCAAAAAACATATCCCATCCAAAAGTGGCTATTGCTGTGGCTGTAAAACCTTCTACCAGACCTCCTACAAGGGCATCGTATAACCTCGTAGCCTCCTCGTTGTGAACAAACCCACTCGAAGCCCCGATAACATACGCAACAGCGAAGAGGATGAGGGGAATGAGCTTATTATCCAATGGAGTACGATATTTTAATATTGACCCCAAGCCAACGAGGAAAAGTGTAAGAGTTACAAACTCTGGTCGAACCAAATTACTCAGATCCATACTTTCCTCCAATCTCTCGATTAAGAGAGTCAGGTGCTACTTCAAACAATAGCTGTTATTACAATAAAACCTTAATCATTAAATTCATCACCCCGACTACAAGCCCACTTGCTATAGCGATCAAAGTTTTCTTGTCGAGGTGAACCCTGCTTGTTGAGAGAGCTTTTTTCTCTGTCAGATAAGCTCGAAGGAAAAGCCATAATTGTTCACAATCTCTTTTGTTTTCTCCGACTTTTGCTCTAAGTTCGATCAATTCTCGCTCCATATCATCCATCGCTCATCCCTCCAGGTAGCTAGAATTTCTGTAATTATATCACCATTATCAGTAAAGGAAGTGTCGTGCTTTGTCAGATGTTAGGAGTTTGTTCGTATTCACGTATCAACCTCCTTGCCTCTTTTCTATCCGCTACAAGGTTACGATATTCAACTTCTGCATCAAGCCCTAACTCTGCACACTTGGCATATACCCAATCTGTGCTGTCGAGCAGTTGATGTAGTTGAATAAGTAAATCCTTCTCATTGAGTTGTTTGAATGTGGCGTTAGGATTTGTCGTCCTGTAGTAATCACATTCGTAAGAAGTGTCGCCATCTTCGGTTGCGGGTATCTCAACGAAATTTCCCCTGAGTTCGATGATGTTTCCCATTTCCAAGCGTTCTGTTTTATTTAATACATTTTGTTTCATGCTATCTCCTTTAATTTTAATTTATTTACCATATGTTGCCTAATTTGGTTTTCATAATCAGTACCATTTATAACTTCTTTAAGGTGCAAATCTTTGATTACATGTTCTATCTCTTGATGAAAGAATAGACAATCTGAATGTTGTGCCATACCTTTATATGATAGCACACTTCTTGCTAAATGGGGGGTTGGATCTTTCTTTACTTGAGTAATCCTCCGTCTAATATTAAGATATGTTTTACCTCTTAATACTTGTTTATTCCGATATGTTTTCATACCCAACATATCTATAAACCTATTTCTGCTCCACTTGTAAATCTTTATTTTACCTTTACCACTTTCTTTAATTTCTAAACCAATAGTAGGTAGATATTCCCTAATAAAATCAGCTACTTTCTGGGCTTTTCTTTTTGTTTTAGTAAGAACTAATATATCGTCCACATAACGAATATAGAATTTTAGTTTGAACTTCTCTTTCATAATATGGTCGAGTTCGTCAAAATAAAATAAAGCCAACCACAAGTTCAAATAACTACCGAGAGTCACTCCTACACCATTAGGTGATTCTTTATAAAGCATCTTTTCTATAAGAGATATTATTTTCTTATCCCTTATTTTTAACTTCAATTTATCGATTAGAATTGATATAGGAATGCTTGGGTAGTATTTTCGTACGTCCATTTTTAGGACATATTTTGTACCACGTTGCTGAGACCAATGTTTAATGAGTTTGTTACCATAACTCAATCCACGGTTTGGGATATTTGCTACGTTATGTTGTATAAACGTTGCTTCAAAATGGGGCTTCATGAGAGTCACTAAAGCCCAATGCACCATTTGGTCACGAAATGCAGGACAGGAAATATCACGCATCTTCTTAGCGTTCTTATCCCACTTTGTCATATTTCTACATAACTGGGGTTCATATGTTTCATTGCATAATTCTTCAATAAGTTTAGCTTGTGTTTCAGAGTTATTCATCTTTTGTACAGATGCTCTTTTACGTTTGCCTTTGCTTGCGTTATGCCAACAATAAGCCATGAGTTCAGGGTCAAGTAGTTTATCATAAGTGATATCTTTCCATGTTTTCATATTTTATCCTTTACAATCAACGATGTTCGCATTATTTCAGCTACCAACCATTTTTTAGTTATTGTATTTTCCAAAAGGAGGACTAAAGATATGTTAAGAAACGTAAGGATAAGGCGAGAGCCGTTGTTAATGTTCGTGTTAGTAGGAGAGTTGTTACCATTAGAATACACTAGTGAGACGTTAGTACCATTGTTCCAATTACCACCTAAGTGAAGCACTCGCTTATACCTTTAACCCTTTTTATAATTTTATTGCTACATGGGGGCTTGCACAGCCCCCAAACCCCTGTGAACTAAGAACGGATAAGGCGAGAGCCGAGGTAAAAGTTCGAGT